ACACATATTATCTCCCTTTTGATTAAAAGATGGGAAAAACTAACAAACAAAAAAGCGGTTAATGTTATTCAAGCAATCGCAAATAAACTAAACATTTAAATAGAATTGTTTATATAAAAAGAACATGACAGAGCTAAAAAAAGAAGTTGAACAAAATCAAGAAGAATTTATTTACGTTGTAAACCCTACAAAAAACGACAAAAAGAAGCTAAAAAAGGGAGTTAAAGGAAGGAAGAGACAATTCTTAGAAATGCTCCCAAAAAAAAACTTTAATGTTTCAAGTGTATGCAGAGAAATGAATCTGTGGCGATCAACATTTTATGACTGGATGGAAAAGGATTCTAAATTTAAAGAAGTCTATGAGGAGATTCAAGAGAGGATGATTGATTTGGTTGAAGATTCTTTAAGGGCACAGATTGCAGCCAAGAACACAGTAGCCACAATCTTCTTTCTAAAAACAAAAGCAAAGCATAGAGGTTATGTTGAAAGGGTGGAGAACGTTCAGGTTGAAGAGAAGGGAATTAAAGTAATATGGGGTAAAAAAGATGGAAATGATGGAGATGGAAGTGAATCCAAGACCAATGGAAGCACTCCAAACAAATAAGAAATCTATTTTAGTCTTTCAAGGGGGAACTTGTTTTGAAGGAAATACACTAATCCAAACTGAAAAGGGTTATAAGAAGATTAAAGATATTTCTAATCAAGAGAGAGTGTTGTCCTTTAATGAGAAAAAAAATAAATTAGTATTTTCCAAGGTAATAGAAAAGTTTATATATGAGGGCGAACACACTCTTATAGTAATTAAGACAAAAAATGGAATCATTAAATGCACCCCAAATCATAAATTCTATTCAGAAGGACAATGGATTAGTGCCAAAGAACTTGTCAGGAGAAGTCTGGAGAGAAATAAAAAATACAAATGGAAATTATCAGATAAGCAATTTTGGGAGATTAAAGACTATGAGCTGGAAGAAAACCAAAAAAGAAAGATTGATGCACCCTGCAAACTACAAAGGATATTTAAAAACGATAATAACGATAAACAAAAAACCAACAATTGTGAGCATTCACAGATTAGTAGCCAAAATATTTCTCCACAATTTAGAGAACAAAAAGGAAGTAAATCATATAGATGGAATAAAATCAAACAATTATGCAGAAAATTTAGAGTGGGTAACTCATGCAGAAAATTTAAGGCATGCTTATTCGATGGGATTAATAAAACCAAAAAGAGGAGAATTAAATGGGATGAGCAAATTAACCGAGAAACAAGTAAAAGAAATAAGGAAAAAATACAAACCGAAAGTATACATGGCAAAAACATTGGCAAAAGATTATGGGGTGTCATTATCCACAATAAAAGATATTCTTTACAGAAAAAAGACTTGGAAACATCTGAATTAAAACCCTCAGAGATTGTTTCATATAAATTAATAAAAGTAAACAAAATTTATGATTTAAAAGTTAAAAATACAGAAAATTATTGTGTAACTAAAAAGAACTATATTGTGCATAATTCTTCAGGAAAAACTTATTCTATTCTGAATTACATAATCCTTAATTGTTTTGACAAATGGGAAAATAAGACCATTGACATAATCAGACGAACTTATCCTGCATTAAGAATTTCAGTAATGAAAGATTTCTTTGACATAATTAAGAAAATGGGGCTATACACAAAAGACAATCACAACAAATCAGAGGGAACTTATTATCTTGGAACTAACCTAATAAGATTTTATTCAAGTGATGATGAGCAGAAAGTGAGAGGGCCCAGAAGACATATTGTTTTCTTTAATGAAGTTTTGGAGTTCAAGAAGATGGACGTAATGCAGATTCTTATGAGAACCCACGAACAAGTCTTTATGGATTACAATCCTTCAGAAGAATTTCACTGGCTATATGAGGATATTTTAACCAGAGATGATGTGTTTTTCTATAAATCCACTTACAAAGACAACTTATTTTTAACAGACAAAACCATCAATGAAATCAAGAGATTAGAAAAGGTCGATAAAAATCTGTGGAGAATTTATGGATTAGGAGAAAGAGGAGTCACCCAAGCAACAATCTTTTCAAATTGGGATTATCTAAACGATTATTCAAAGAGTGAAGGTGAAGAGTTGTTCGGTTTAGATTTTGGGTATAACGATCCAACCGCACTCATCAGAGTAAAATATCATGAAAAGGAAATAAGTTGTGATGAGTTGATTTATTGCTCTGAATTAACCAGTGAGCAAATCATTTTAAGAATGGACAGATTAGTCGAACAAAAGAAATTAACAAAAGACTCAACAATCTTCGCAGACTCAGCAAGACCAGAAATAATTGAGGAAATCAAAAGAGCAGGATATAACGTCCATTCGGTCAAGAAAGGGAAAGACTCAGTGCTTAGAGGAATAAATTTCTTAAAGAAACATCCAATCAAAATCACCAAAGAATCAATCAATTTAGTGAAAGAGGTTCGAACTTACAAATGGAAATTAGACAAAGAGGATCACCTGTTGGATGTGCCAATCGATTTAAACAATCATCTGATTGACGCGCTTAGATATGCCGTTTCAGAAAAGTCAAGAAATAAAAAGGTTGCGGGATTTGGTTCAGCAAGAATAATCTGATAGGCTATTTTAAATAAATATATAAAATGGGAATTCATAAAAAGAATATGTTTGAGAAATTGAAAGGAGTCTTCAAGAAGGAAGTTAAGACAGTCCAGACTGAAGGTGTTGATATTCAAACAAAATTGGACGCACTCATTCAAGGGTTTGGTGGCTATGGAATAAACTACGAGATGGCCAAAGACATCTTTACTGAGCAAAGTTTAACAATCCATCAGCAAAAATTACGATGTAAAAAAGCCTATGAAGGAAACTCTTTTGTTCAAGTTTCTGTTAATTATCTTTTGAATATTATTCTTGGGGATAAGCCCGGGATCAATTCAGAAAACGAAAGTGTTACTATTTACGCAAGCAGATGGGCGCACTTTTCTGGATATTCAAAAGAAATGAAAGAGGCTCTAAGACAAGCAATAATTACAGGAGACGGTTATTTGAGAAAAATTGGGGGGAGTAAAGGTTCTTACAAATATGATAACATTGAAAATTCAGAGGACATGTATATCGATTGGGACTATCATCAAATGCGCCCGAAAAGATTTATTGAGAGAGTTTATTTTACTGAAGCCCAAGCCAAAAATCTAAAGATAAAAGCCTATTCATTGAACACCCCTTACGGAACAGAAACAATTCAGGGAGTAGAATATTCACCAAACGAAATCATCCACTTCAAATTCTTAGACAATAGATGGGGACTTGGTTACGGAAGAACACCGATCGAAAGTATAACCAATGATGTTGAAATTATCAATCAGATGGAAAGAAGTATTGCAGTAATCTCAAAATATAAGGCAGTTCCTAAAAAGTTACTTATGCCGGACGGAACAGATTCAGATGGAGGTTCTTCAGTCTCAAGTATAATGGATCAGAAAGAAATTAACCAAATGCAGAAACAATTATCTGAAACAAGTGATTATCAAAGCCCGATTCTTGGAAAGCAGATAAAAGCGGTTAATCTTACAGATGGCGGCCAGGCATTAGACTTAACTGGTTATTTAGATTATTTCAAAAGAAAGATCAGCATGGTTTTATCTCCAGAGTTTATTGTTCATGGAGAGTTAGTCAATAGAGCAACTTCAAAAGAACAATCTCAGTTATTCTATTTAAGCGTCTGCTCGATTAGAAGCGAATTTATTGGAGAAATTGACGAGTCAGTTCAGGATGGTTTATTGGCGAGTATGAAAGTTTTAGAAGATCAAAACATTCAAGTGCCAAAAGCATCTTTCCATTTTGAGTTTGGTTCCTATGATGTTGAGCTTGTAAATGACAGAATGATTCGAATGATGAACGAGTGGAACAACGGATTGATTAAGTTGAGTGAGTATCGAGATTCATTAGAATATCCAGTTGATGATGAATACGGTGATTTGTTCAAATGGGAAACGGGCGCAATGACAACCCCCGAATCTTCTCTGGAAGCTATTCAGAAAATCGTGACAAAGGAAACTAAAGATGAAGACCTACCATAAAGATGAAATCTACTTCGATGAAGAACTTGAAACCTACGAACCGAATCCTGAAGTGCGCAACAAAAAAGGCAAGAAGACTGATAGACAAAAAGAAATATTACGGCGTAAAGACAAACATCAAAGAATATCAAAACGAAATCTTTAACACTTTTTATGACGAAACCCTTCTGAAGCAATCAATCGGAACAGAAGCCTTAACCTTGGTCAATTATTTCCAAGACATAAGTCTCAAAATCAATGAATTATTAGAAAAGGCAAAAGAGATCTTATTGGATTCTTTTCAGAAAGGCAGTAAAAGACTTTTAGATAAAAATGGGAATGCAATAAAGTTTGATGAGATAAAAGACTCGCGCGCAATAGATTTCTTAGTGAACCAACAAACAGATTATTATAAAGGAATCACAGAGGCCCAATCAAGAAAAGCAAATAAGTTAATAGCTCTTGGATTAGAAAAAGGAGAATCGTTTGAGGAAACAGCCAAAAAGATAAACAGTTCAATTAAGGGATTGACTAAGGCAAGAAGTTTAAACATTGCTCGAACTGAAATTGTTAAGTCTCACACAGTAGGTCAAATCCAAACAATGAAAGAGGCAGGAGTCGAACATTATAATTACATCACTGCAAACGATTCTAAAGTAAGTAAAATTTGCCGAAAGAATCAAGGCCCAAAAGGAAGAGAAAGAATTTACAATGTTGCTCTGGCAGGCACAGAACAAAATCCTTTGCCTGTGATAAATTCTCATCCATCGTGTAGATGTGTGATTGTCGTTAGGTAGTGGTAAACAAAGTTTATAAATCCAAAAAATATAGTTATTTCATGAGTTTTAAATGTAAAGAATGTGGAAAGGAGTTTAATTCAAGGAATAAAAATCCATTGACCTGTTCAAGAGAATGTTACGATAAGCTAAGAAAAAGATTAGCAACTGGAAGGGGAACAAAAGCACGATGTATAAATTGCAATGATTATTACATAAAATCCAGAAAGAGTCAAAAATATTGTGGGGCAACTTGTCAAATGAAATACGAATATTCTAATGGGATTAGAAATAAAAAAGAGATTGTTCAAAAAGCTCATGAAAAAATTATAGAACTTAGTTTAAAAAGGTTTAAAGAAAATCCAACAATCTTTTTATGTAAAAGGGGATATTATGTTATTCATATCCCGAAATATTCAGATTATCCTTTTAAGAAGGGTAGAAGATATTATCATCATTATGTTTGGGAGACTGAGAATAAAAAACCAATGGAAAAAGGATTTTGTGTTCATCACAAAGATGGAAATCCATTAAATAATTTTATTGAAAACTTAGAGTATATGAAAATTTCAGAACACAACTTAATTAAGAGAAGAAATAGCAAATAGAAACATTTCTAAAAAGCGTAAAGTCTAAAAAGCACATTTTCCTCAGAACATGAAGAGAGATGTATTACCAAAGTTTAAAAGAGTTGATTGAAGAGCTTGGCCGTAAGGTTGAGAGTCAAGAACTTAAAAGTCTTTTTCT